ATCAGCCCACCATGCTTTATGATAATCACTAATTGGATCAGTATCTTTTAAATTATATTTACGTTCTAACTGATCAATTTCATTAAAAAATGCAGCTTGTTGATCTTCAAAATCATAAACACGTCCCATTTTAATTCTTTGAGGTGGAATAAATGAAAATGTCTTTTGCATATGTGCATTAGCATCTTGAATAACTGATTGCATCAATGCACCTCCGGTTAAATCGGTTTCTACAACATTTCCTTTATCATCATATTCTACTAGATTGTGAAATTGTAAATGTGCTTTATCATATGCAATAACATTTTTAGTTGCCGGATAAATAATTTCCATGTTTGCAAATACTCGGCCGTTTTTAAATATTTGTTGTAGTTTATCGGCAGGTATTTTATTTAATGATTCTGTTAAATCTTCAGCACATGCTCTATAAGCTTCTACGATTTGTTTATAACCTTCCGATCCTTCTACTCCGTTTTTTTCTACAGATTCACGATATTTACGTTCGAAGTCTGCAACAATTTGTTCAGGCGTCATTGGATTAATTACGGTTCCTTTGTTACGAGCAAATCCAGGCTGACCATCTTTCCATGTAACAAATATATTTTGTCCATCAGTTTTTTCAGTAACAGCTTGTTCGATATCCAATCGACCTTCTAATGCTCTAGATACAATTTCACGAACATCGTTAAATGTTAATCCATGATCATCCCATGGGTGAGCCATATGTCCCGCAGCACCTCCTTCTGTTAATAAACCTTCCAGAAGTTTTGCCCCATAAACTGTTTTACCAAACTGATCAAAATCATATGCAAATGAATCTCCTTGATGTGAATCTAGATAATTTCTAAGTTTTTTAATTTTACGTTGATGACGTGTTGTTTCTGGTTTAATCATGATTGCTTCTATAACATCATCAACATCTTCTGTTAATTCTGATTTCCACCAATCTTTTGAAAATAAAGATTCTTGAACCCCTGTTAATAGTTGCCATGCATTTTTTACTAAGTCATCATTATATTGTGGATATGAAGCACGGAATGTTGCATAATCATGATTAGTAATAGCGTTACGTACATCCGTAGCAGATACCGGTTCTCCGTTATTATATAACAATGGATCTACATTAATATTTAATTCTACCGCATCAATTCCAGCTGGTATTTTTCTGCCGGCTTTATCTCCGGTAATTTTATATTTATCTACATTTGGTGTAAATGTTTTTGCACGTACGTAATCATCACCTTTGGTAGATGCTGCCATGGCATATCGGCCGGTGTCATCTGTTGGTAATGCAAATAAGTATTCATATGCAGCAGTTATAGGAGAATTGAATTCAGTTGGCTGTATTTCAATTTCTGGATTATCATTTAATAAATTGAACATGGCCATGGTTTTTTCACGTGTAATACCATCGCGCTCTTTTGGACCAATAAGCAAAATTACTCGACTAACATTAGGATCTGCTGCATATCGATTAGCTAATTCTAAATGAGCACCAGTTAATGGTTTGAACCCTCCTGGAAAAAGTACTGTTATTTTGTTCATGTATTTTTTCTTTATTAATAAATATTATGTATTTAAAATCTATTCTTTAATTTTCTCTAATTGGACTTGCTGGTGAGATAATCGATGATCCAACGGTTCTGCTAGATCTATATACAAAATTTTTAAGTTTTATGCTAGCAGTAGGTATAGAAGCTGCCCCATTAATAAAAATAACACTTCGTATACGACAGTACATGCCCTGACGGTCTTCAATTTGTGTACTAGTAAAATTCAAATTTAATACACCGGAAGTATATTTTCCTGCAGTCGCAGAACCTATACTATTTGTGTTTATACTAACTTCATTATTATAAATTTCGTAATTAGATGTCGCAGTACTGGTGTTATATATACTTCCGGTGGAGATATAATGTATAAATTGTATAGAAGTAGCAGTACTGCCGCCTAATGAATTATCATATTCAACCATAACTGAACATTGTATACGCGTTTCACCTGGCAATAAAAATGTCTCAAATACACTCGAAGTAATTGCGTTAGCTATTCCATTATCAATAGCTCCAGCAGTTGTAGAAATTTCAGTTGGACTATAATATATCATCCGGCCGATATTTAATGCATCTGCATATTCATTGTTTGAATCAAATAATACAGTATTTCCATTTACTGCTAAAAATGATGATGCTGTTACATCTCCATCTGCGGTTAATAAAAATCCACTTGAAGATATTTCCAATTGACCATTACTACCTGATATATACTGACTGGTTGGATCTCCTAAAAAGAATGTTTCAGTGTGTACATCTAATTCCGATGGATTTGTTGCAAACCGAAAATAATTATTAGTATTACCATATAATTCTAATCCAACACCGCTATATGGTACACCTCCTTTAGTTCCTAATGAACCGGATAGTGCGGATCCGGACCATAACAAGAATCCAGGAAATCCAGCAGCAAATCCTGAATATCCTAATGACCTAACATATCCGGTATTTTTATAACCACTAATTGCAACGCCAGTTTCGAGAGAATCTGCTACATATAAAGAACCGGTAAGCATTGAATAATCACCATCTATATAACGATTACCACCTTCCCAATTTTTATCATACGCATAACTTATCTGTTTACTTTTCTCTCCATTAACATTGTAATATTCTGATTTGAATGAAAGTTGATTTTCAGATTTATGTGAAGTAGGCACTAAAGTTCGTATTCTGGTATAATTTGGAGAATACCCAGAATCATTGTCTGTGGTAGTTCGTATATCAGCAATTTGCCATTCGCCTTGCTCTATTACTACAAGTAATACAGCTTCTCCATCGTTATCTGCAGTAAAACTGAATACACGATCATCAAATCGTTGATTATCGGTAGTTACTTCAATATCGCCAATTCGTTTACCTAGTTTAACAGGCAATTCTGAATTAAAATAATCTGTAGTATCATAATTTAAAGCACTACCGGATAAATACAAAGCAAGTTTTGGATTGCTGGTACCTGTTCTTGTTCCTAATGCATCAAATGTTATTTTATATTCAGACCCAGCTAAAAATGTACCTTGATATGCAGATTTTATTTGTGCAACTGAAACTGTATTTTTTGCACTAATATCCGTAGCATTTTGTATTTGCATTGCTGCATTTAAAGATGCGGTATTGTATATTAACGTAGGTGCCGTAGTTTCTACAAATCCTTGATATGTATGAGCATCCCAATATGTATTAATTATACTTTGTGATGTAAATATTCCTATACTTCGGTCTGGTTCTATAGATCCGGTGCTAGTTATGAATATCTCTGTTTCGTCTAATTCAATATCATTAATTAATTCCCAAGTACCAACTGTACCTTTATTATTCATAAAAACTTTAACCCGCGAAACATCACCGGTACCTGGATCTAAATTTTTGATTTGTATTAATGCAAACGATTCCGAGTTTTCTGTTGCAATATATTGAGGAGTAGCTTCATATGAAAGTGTAAATGCAGATGCATCAAAGTTTCGATATGTATGGCTAGATATACTTTGGCTACTATAAACCGTATACTCTGTATCTAATAAAGCTAATGATGGACTTAATATCTTTTTAACCGTAGATACATATGTTGTTGTAGACGGAGTATAAACCGGCGTAGGCGATGGATTAATCGGGGTGGTTACAGTTAATGTACCGGTAGACATATCTGAAGTGAATAATCTGTTAGATAATTCGACTGCTGGTTGTCCGTTATATAAAAAATATCGTACTGTTCCGGTAGATAATGTCGGAAATTGTACAGATCCTGAATATATACGATCTAGGTGTGGTCCGATTTGTTCATTAACTACTAATTCTGGTACTGTTTCAAAAATAATTTCAGATATATTAGATACATTTGGATTAACTGGAACACTTCGCATCCACTTTATATTGCCGCGGCCTTTCCATTCAGCTGGGACATTTACTGCTTCTGCTAACAATGTAATTATACAATCTCCCGGAGATGATTCTTCGTAAATGTAAATTGCAATTACGCGTGATTTATCCTCATCGATATAATCTATAACTTCATGATAAATCGGATCGCCGTTATAATCTAATACTTCGATATTTAAATAACCACCAACGCGAAGATTAGTAGGATGTCCGCGGAGTTTAAATAAATTTTTACCAGCTGTTAATCGAGTAGGGAATTCAGTAATTTGAAAATAATCTGGGGATGTTAATGATGTATCGGTAAACCAAACATCTGTAAACTGTAATCCTTTATAAACTGCTTCTTTGCGTTTCATTCACTGATATTCTTTTAAATATAAATATCACGTATTTAAAATCACGTATGTGAAATCTGACTGAAGCCGTTTATCTTGTTTACTTCAATTAAATTGTCAACCATATCACGCATTGTATCAACGTGTGAGATGATTATAGAAAAATCAAACTTAGTTCGGAAATAATCAAACAAATTAACTACTGCAGAAATGTGTTCAGCATCCAAACTTCCCCATCCTTCGTCAATTGCAATAAAGTTAGGACGTGGTAATGCTGATACATTGATAAGTGCTATACGAATTGCTAATGATGAAATAAAACGTTCCATTCCTGATGTTAATTCTAAAGGCCAGAAATTATCTTCATCATAAATAATATATCCGTTAATATTCTTACCATCACTTTGTAGAACCATATTAAAATCTACAACTTGATTAAGCACATTGTTAATCTCAGTTTCAATTTTAGGAATTGCTTTTGAGATCAATTCATATGGAATACCATCACGTTTAACTGTTTGTAAATAATATTCATATGCTTTGTATTCAGTTTCAAGTTGCTTGTAAACATCCAATTGTTCTATTGCATTGCTCTTCGTAGTTTTAGCAACTTCAATTTTACCATGTTTACTGCGAATAGTATCCGTAATTGTTTTTATTTTAATATTAATAGATTCAATTTCAGTTTTATGTGAATTGATTTTTGTATCAACTTGTACATTGTGTTTTATCGCAGTTTCATTTGCACGGAATAATTCTTGTCGTTCTAAACAAGTTTCTAATTCAGATTCACGAGTTTGAAGATCACTTTCTAACAATTCTAATTGAAGTGCTTTTAACTTTAAAGAATTCTGTGACTCTGTTATGGATGTTTTAAGTTGCGTTAATTCGCTGTATTGTGTTTCATATGGTTTCAATTCAGTATATGATTCCTGATTAATATCATATCTTTGCATGATTTCATTTAATACTGCTCGATCTTCATCAATTGTATTCTTTGCATCGATTGCGTTCTGAACGAATATGTTAGATGTACAGTATTCACATTCCGGATCATATTGATGTGTTGCCAAATGGTTAATTTTTTCTTGTTTTGCATCAATGGTGCCTTTCTGTGTTTTAATTTCATCACGTAATTCTGTAAATTCCGTTTGTAATAGTTGCAACGTATCTACGTGATGTTGTAATGTTGTTTCGTTGTAATTGTTTCGTATGTTTTGTTTTGCTTCATTGATAGTAGTTTTTACTAGTTGTATATTAGTATATGCAGTATCAATTTGCGTTAATAATGATTCTACGGTATCAGTTAATTCAGATTCTTGTGTTTCTAATGCAACAATATCCGGACCTTCATATGTTGTTGGTTGTTTGGTTTCAATTAATGAAAGAATGGCATTCTGTGAATTATTTCGTTGTTCTTGAAATACATCTTCTTGTTCCTCTAAATTGATAATTGATTGTTGATTATCAGTTATAATAGTATCAGATTCATTGATTATAATATCAAAATCCGTTTTCTTGTATGCTTTTAATTTGCCGGCAGTTTCTTTAATTTCGTCTGATGCTAATTGATAAAGTTGTTCAAATACAGTAATATCTAAAAATTGCGAAAGTAAATCTTTTCGTTCTCGCTGAGACTTTTCAATAAAATTATTGTTATCTGCTTGAAGTGAAAATGCAGTTAAAATAAAATCATCATATGTACCTAAATAACGACGAATGTTTTTATTTGTATCACTTCGCTCTTCGCCATTAAGATTTTCTGATTCTGTGAAAAATTCGACATTAACTTTAACGTGACCTTTTTTATCTTTGATGCCTTCACGTATAATTGTATATGTCGTTCCATTCATTTCAAACACAAACTTTCCCAGGAATGAAGATTTTTTATTGTTTAATACTTCATTGGCTTTACCTGTTTTACTACATTTATCAAATATAGTATATGTAATTGCATCTAATAACGATGACTTACCAGACGTGTTTGCAGCAAATAATCCACACACATCTTGCAAATTTTCAAAATTTACAATATTACCTTCGCCATATGAAAACATGTTGTCAAATTCAAAAGTTACCGGATGCCAAGTCATATGACGTACAGACTCAACTGCAGGTAATTTTGAATTTATTGTGCGATTAATATAACGAATTGCATCGGTTTCTTCTGTAGTTGCTTGTGGATAATTAACAGCAATATAATCAGTTATCAGTGTATTCTGGTATTCAACATCCCGTACATTCCCAATGCTAAAAGATGAAGTAGCTGTTGAGTCTGCAGATAATGTGCTTCGTTGTATTGTAATGTCTTGTACATCATATTTTTTACGAATAGTAGCAATTAGCTTTTTCATATCCGCAGCCGACGTATCATTAAATTTAATTCGAATGCGTGGTTTATTAGGAATTCGGTGCGGTGCATTAATAACAGCCGTACCGACAACTTCTAATGTAACATACCCATAGTCATTTTGTATTTCTACAAATTCTGCACTACTTGTTTTTACATCCCAAACCAATATTCCATGATCTAATGCTTCACCATGATTTTGTTGAATTAGTGACCCCGGATATGCAATTGTTCGGGCTTCATCTAAAAATTGAGCTGGCTTATGTATATCTCCTAATAAAGTAATGTTATGTCCTTTGAATATTTCAGTGGTTACATGTTCATTTGATATTTGATATCCAATATCTGTTTTTGCACTATTAACAGCTCCATGATGCAAAGCAATTTTATATGTAGCATCAAAAGCAGTAGCTTTAATATATTCGCTCGGTGCTACATCAACTGCCATATGGTTAAATACTACGCCACCAACCTCAAATAATCCATTTTCTTTAATAAAGATGATATTAGGATTATTAATTACATCTAATACCGGACTAACTGCGTCGATTCGATGCATATTGTTTAGGTTCATGTCATGATTACCTAGAATAACAATTGTAGGTATTTTGAATCCATTAAAGAATCCAACAAGCATTTGAATTAATTCCGGAGACATTTCTAGTTTACTATGCACAATATCACCGGTAACAACAGCAATGCTATTTCCAGTGCATGTACGTTCAATGTAATCTTGTAGATTTTGAAACACTTCACGATATTCTCGATGTCGTTTCAATGTTCTTATATGTATATCACTAACATGATAAATTTTATCAATTTGTTCAATACCGGTATCAATATGTTTTATGTCCATAACATTCCCATTTTTAATTGCATTAGTCGTTCAAATGTTAATACATCTGTATTTGCTAATATGTCTGTTATTTGTTCGAATCCGAGTTCAGATGCATCGCTATTTTGCAATTCAACAAAATAAACATTTAAACCTTCAGCCATAAATCTTTCTGCAATTTGAATTGCATTTTTTAAAGCATCTGGATCTAAACACAAATAAATGTTTCGTACTCGTTCTTCGATTATTTTCTTTTGTAATGCCGGTTGTATAATTTTACCAAATAACGGTATAGCATTGCGTTTAACTGCAATTGCATCAAATGAACCTTCACATAGTATAATTGGTTCTGCCCAGTTAATAAACAATTCAAATCCAATAATATCTTTTGATACTTTAGGATTTTTATGTCGTTGTGTGTCTGATTTATAAAATGCCCTAGATACAAAATAATTTAATTGCCCATTAGCATCATAGCTTGGTATAATTATTTTACCGGTATATTCTCCGGACTCACAATATCCGATACGATATTTTAAAATATCAAAAATTGTAACACCTCGTTGTTTTAAATAATGTATCGCATTACGATAATCAGGTGTTTTCTTTTCAATCCATAATGGTCGATATTGTTCCGGAAGTTGTAATACAATTTGTTTCTCAACAACCGTAGCATTTACACGATATCTAGATGATTCGATGATTCGGTTAAGTTGTTCAAATTTTTCTTTTGGTAAGTTTAATTGTTTAAACAATGTAGCAATGCTACGACCTTTCTTATCAGATATCCAACAATGCCAAGCATTTTCACCGTTGTGGTTTGTTTGAATATCAATTTCTAATTTTGGTTTATAGTGAGAAACAAATGGAGAGAAAAATGCGATATTATTACCAGAAGTAGGTTTACCTTTACCCAGTACTGATTCTAATAATTGTAACAGTTTTACATTTTTCATAATATAATATATGAAATAATCAGTACGAATCCAATTAATAATTAATTATATTATATTAATATTATTAGTTAGACACATACATTACATTTCTGGTCTAACGATCAATTCAATACTGAATCAATCATTAAATTAAATAACTTAATTACTTTATGAATGTATTAAATTATTTTCACAAATCAAACCGTTATGCAAAAAAACTTTTAATTGTAACCGGTTCTTCTCCATTTTGCAAACATTCTTCAAGCCATTCAGTCGGAATAGACTTTTTTGCTACATGTTTAATGCCTAACTTGAGAGCATATGCTTCATACGTAGTTTTTGATGCTTTAGATATTTTTTGTGTAGGATTCTGAAATACCATTCGTATATCCAGATCTGGGTTAGATGCTAATACATGTTTCATTTTTAAACGGTCTGCACTTGTCCATCTACCTTTAGTTTCTATATACATAGTTCCGCCAGATCGTTTTAAAAACACAAAATCTGGAGTATATTTTGCTTTACGTTCTGGTACTATATAATTTAATGTTTCAGTTTCGTATTTCAAAGGATACTCGGTAGATTTAATTTGATCTGCTACCGTATGTTCTAATCCTGATTTATAACCGTATTTTAAAGCTGCAGCACGTTTAGAGTTACCGGAGCTATGATAATGATTTTTTGCCATAACATGTTTGTTTATATTATAAATAATCCCATTCAAATTCAATTTTACGTTGATACCATTTACCCGTTTTAGGATTTGGATAATACCATGGTATAGTTATTACATCTCCAATACGAATCGGAGTAGCAATTTCTTTACGAATACGCTGTCCAATTATATCTGTTACATATTTTAAGTTATCTAAATTTTGTTTATCCCATTTAGATAAATTCTTACTATTATATATAGTATCAATTTTTAATTGTTTTCTACGAGTATTGATAGCTTTAATAAAATACTGATATGCTTTTTCTTCATCATCGCCTAATATCCACCCTCTAAAATTACTAAAATATTTACCAGGATTTAATATTAACATATCATATAAATCATTTTTATACGTTGCAACAACTTTATGTATTTTAATTTCAGATGGTTGTTCTTTTTTAGATGTATTATCTTTAGATTTATTTCGTTTAAAGTCTACATGTACATGATTGTAATGTGGATCTCCGCCTTTAGGCATTTTATATGTATGCCAACCCTGCGATGAACTCCATATCTTCATTGCATATATAACATACTGCACTCGAAGTTTGTTTGCATTATTAGCTAAATAATTTGCTAACTGTTGCATAACCGGATCACCTATTCCTTGTTTACCATGCCAATCAATAGCATTACCATCTACATGTTCTGATGTTACGCCAGTTTTACCAATTTCAGAATGACCTTTACCAATTACTTCACTCCATTTGTCTTTAGAAAATTGCGGTAGATTTAAAATATGTTTAGCACATGACTCTGCCGTCGGTGTTCCGTTAATACGTATTATTGATTTACCATCTTGTGGTACACGTTTTTTCTTTGCATCGTCTGGTTTAGGTAATTTTTTCTTTTCTACATCATCTGCCGAAGGAATAGTTTCTACCGGCGTTGGTTTTATTTCACCATTCCGTATAAGATCAATTACACTCTGTTCTGTTAACTTAGATTTTATAATCATGCCGGTATTTTTTTAGTTTGATGTTCAATAATAGCATCCCTTGTTTTTGCAGGAATATCCGTATACGCTTCGTTTCTAATTTGCGTCGTATTAGGAATTAATATATCATTACCTAAAAACTGAGCATTTAATAACAATGACATATTACGCATACTTTCACTCCAATCTCCGGTAGCTTTAAATGAATCAAAAGCTTTTGTTTTATATTCTGTATTACTAAAACTTGCTATCCAGTCTGGATTATTATCTAACATTTTAATTATATCTTGTTGCAACAATAAAATTATAGATTTATCAGAATTTGCATATATATTTGCAGCATCTAAATATTGTTGTTTACTTTGTTTTGAAGTTAATCCACCTCGTTCAAATTTAAAAGTTGGATATCCTGTTTCTGTGTCAATATAAGTATATATATTTTTTAAATCTCCACTATACGTATCGCCGTCATCGTATATAATAGTACCATTAATAGGAGCACCATTTTTAAAATCTCCAGTAAACATACCCATTGTTTCGTCCTGTAAATCCACAATAGGATAACTTCCGCGTATCGGAATTAAAATATCATTTCCATATACATCTCGGTCTATACGAGCCGTTCCGCGGAACGGACCTACATAACCATATTTTTCTATATCTGCTGTGGTTAATATTTCTACAGTTTTAGATTGAAATGTTTCTTTTTCCGGATCATAATCGGTACTTAAATATTCTAATTCTGGAATTAAAACACGAGAATTCTCTGGTTTAGGATTCATGTTATTTTGTTTTAAAGCTGATTCTAATGCAGTAAACCATTGTTGTGCTTCTTGTATACTAAAAACTACTATGTTACCTAATTTATAAGTAGAACTTAGTCGTATGTCATTAATTACATCATAAAATCCTACGTTTTTAGTTTTATGTAATTGTGCGGATAATTTAAATAATTGATGAAAGTTACACACCCATACATTGTATTTAAATACTCGGTTACGTTTTGAAACATTGGTACCGACAATATACATATATTTACCAATTCCATCTGATTCTATTTTATCTAATGCACCCCCAGCTCCATAATAATTATTACCTTGCTTTTTAATAATATCCTGAATAACCGTAACTGCAGCTGCACCATTAGAAATTTCTTTTACAGTACTTTGTCCGGATTTGGTAGCTACAATTTTAATTTCAAATGCAGACCAAGCATCTAATACTGCGCCATGGCGCTGAGCAAATTGTAATCCGGTACGATTAGCAGTTTTAATTATTTCGCGTCGCCTTTGCGGGACGATATCAGGAGCTTCTATTGGAATAGGCGGATCGTCAACACGAACTTTTTTAAGTTTACCACCTTGTTCTGATAATATGTTTCGTAATACTGTTTCTAATGTCTTCATATATTATAAATATCCGTTACCAATCAACCATTACCATTTTTCCATCCCATATCATGATGTTATCGGAACGAAAATCTAAATCCAAATCAAATTCTGGAATTTGTAATTTATCAATATCTGTTTTTAATGCCGTTAAAAAATTATCTAATAATGGATCAATATTGTCAGTTTCATTTATAAAATCAAATACTGAAACTTCCCCACCCTCCGATCGAGCAAAATTTGCAAAATCTTCCATGAATAAATCTACTGATTTTTTAATACGAATTGGCAATTCAGATGCATTTGACATTATATACATATTTTTACCGTCAACATAATATACCGGAATAAATGTAGTAAATTCATTGTATCGGTTTACAATAATATCAGCAACTTCATATTCATCTTGTTCTTTAGTAATTTTAAAAACTTTGTCTTCGCCGTTAATTTCATATACCCGGCCGTTATCACCACCACCAATATAGCGAAAATCTGAATTTTTAATTTTATTCAAACAACGCTGTATATCTCGTTCTGACATTTCGCGTAAAAGTCGTTTTAATCGTATCATCATGATCCTGGTATTATTGTTCGATCTAAATCTAAACGTATTAAAAAATTCATATCTACATCTGACCGTTTACGTATTGGTTGTGCTATTTTACCTATAGCAAGTAATTGTCCATAACTATCATATAATCCAATTGTAGTAATATACGGGTTGAATCCACTACCGCTAACAAATCCGCGATATGTGATATCATTATCTGCAGTTAACGTTGGATTAAGAGACATATTAAAATCTCCAGCATCTAGTTTAGTAACAACGTTTAATTCATTTGTAGTAACTGTGCTTTTATAACTAGCAGTATATGGAGTTTGCAATATATTACCGTATATATAATTAGGGCTAGAAATAACAGCAATACCCTGTTTACTAAATACATTGCCTACTATATTAGTTTGAAGCATAGAACCAGTTTCGGATCTATTACCTAAATATGATATTTCTGCAGATGATAGAGCTTTATTATAAATTCGTAACTCATCTAGTTTACCATTTAAATTACTGCCAGTGCTAGCTGGATTCCATCCACCAACATAGGTAGCTCCAGTGCTATCAATACGAATCGATTCGGTAAATGGAGAATTTGGTACACGTAAAATAGGTTGATCGGTATTTATTTGCAAAGTTCCATTTACATAAATTTGCATACGACTACCAGTTTTTTGACAAACAACATGATTCCAACTAGACGTTACTGCAGTTGTACCTGTTACTGCTACATATTTTAATTTACTAGGATCTGAATAATCATTAATTCCTAATTCCGGAGTAGATCCTACAACATAAAATTTTACTCGTTTACTAGTAGATAAAACGATCATATATGGTTTTCTTGTACCCGTTTTTCCTATTAACATTTGTTCTTGTACAGAACTACCAGCTGACGCTGATACAAAAAATGAAATTGCATAATCATGATCACGATCATAATTCCCTGGAATTTTATTATTTGGTATAATAAATAAAGATTTACTATCGAACTGAGCAGCATGGCCAATATTTTCATAAATACCATTAGATGCATTTACTCCAGGAATAAAATTTAAACTCCCTGATGTTCTGATCGTCCACGGAAATCTAGATGCATCGAATCCTTCATTAAATCCTTCATAAAATTTACATTCTGAAATTAAAGATGCGGTTGGTATGATAGTATCATAGATATTACCATAGCGATCTGATTCTAAATTTATACTTAAAGATCTAGTAACTGTTTGTAATGTAAATGAAGCTGGTTTAATACCATCACCGACTTTGCTATGTGGCAATGAAAATATAGATGCTGATGTATATAAAAACTTTTTAGTTCTATTAAGATCAGTCGGACCAAATGTATTATAAGGTTTATTTTTATTCTTATAAAATAAATGATTTATTGACCAATATGTTACTGTTTGCAAACTATCATCAATATTTTTTGCATCGTTTATTGTTAATTCTGTATCTAATGCTGGTAATAATTCTGTAGTAGAATATATTGCATTTAATGGTAAACAACTAGATGTTGCACTCCCAGAATAGACTGTCCATGTTTTATAACTTTGAAATGTAGAAATTGATATATCTGAGGTATCTACTTTTTTAAA